GACGCTCTTCCGATCTGATACCGGCTTGCCAAAGGCTTGATCGAATCGGGCTAGATAATAATCGGCCTTTTCCTGGTTGAACGTGTCGGAATCCTGCTTTTTGTACGCTTCGTGTAGCGCCCAATAGATCAGGTCGTGATGATATTCTTCGGGGATTTCGAATTCATAATGCTCGTCAACCTGTGATTCATACGGCAGACGATAGCATTCCATGGTTACCGTGCGTAGTGTGGCATTGGGCGATGCCACCCAGCTTGAGCCGTTGTAGCGGTACAATGTCGCCGTGTCCGTATCCCACCACGTATCGCCCGTGCTCATACTGACCGTAGGCGCGTCGGCCTGCACGAATGTCGCGTCTTTGCTGCCGTGCGGGACTGGTGTAAACCGGATGTTGCGGCCATTGACGACATAATTGACATCAACACCCACAATGCCCGTGACCGAACGCCAACCAGGATTGGTGTGATCCAACTCTTGCTTGGATCTGCCAGCGACTTCAGAGCCATTGAATTCAACGCGTTCGATGGCCGTAATCTTGGGCGATAGCGTGTAGCTGGCGACGTTGTGCTTGAGATTGATCTGAACCTCAGTCGATGCGTCGTCATACAGCATATCGCACCGATTGCAGGCTTGCTTCTCGGCTTCAGCCAGTGCGCGTAACAAAAAGGCGTCAGACCACAGGTGGCCGGACGCCTCGTCGTCTAGGTAATCCTCTCGCAAAATCGTGATGAGATCGGCGACGTTCATGGATTAGCCCGTAATGGTGAATGTAATCGTGCCGCTGGTAAATGCCGTGACCTTAACGCGAATCGCGCTGCATACCGTCTTGAGATTGCCGCCTGCATCAACAGAACCCGATGCAGTAGGCGTGGCATTGACCACGGGTGTGATCGAGCTATCCTGCACGTTGTCCAGCGTGGTTTCGACTTGGAATGTCGCTGTGCCAATATCGACCCAATACGACACCTCAAACGGTTTTTTATGCCGATTCATGGGTATCCAGGGCAACGCCATGACGGGCGTGATGCCTGCAATGACGGCTGCTGCTGTTGCCGCACTGACAGCAATCTGCGTCACGGTTTTGAATGCTAACGTCGTGGTGACTGTGCTATTGTTCGGGCCTGCAATGGCTTCTGAAATCGCCATGCCGTTTTGGTTGGTGCCGTAGACAGTAAACGTCTTGCCTGCCTCATTGCCCGTGCCATAGATCGTGACCAGTTGCGCCGTTGGTAGCGACAACACCCCGCCCGATGTGAGCGCCCCATCCAGCGTCAGATCACCTGCGCCGGATGGGGTTTGTGATGCTGCGATACCATCAGCGTCCAACGCCGTCAGCGTGTAGACCTTTCTGATGAGTTTAGACATGGCGATTATCCGGCGTAGTGGGCAGTACCCAATAGGGTTTCGCGCGTATCGGGATTGACGGTCATGTACAGTACAACAGCCGAACCGTTCATTGCACTATTGGTATCAATCGTGCCGCGTACATCGCCGGTGGTCGCGGTAGCGGTTGTGCCATCGCCCACAACGACGGTCGGCGCGGTTGTTTCGTACACTTCATTGAACCACGCTTGCATGATGTCAGACTTGCGGCTGATTTTGTATGGCAAGCCCAGCACGTCACCCCAGCCAACATTCAGCGTATCGGTTGTTACATCGCCAGCGCTGTAGATTGCAATGGACTCGACATAGGCAAATGCTTTAACGCCTGCCGCAGAAGAGGCCGCCGCCGCTACCGTAATGGATTCAACCATTTTTTGTTTATACACGTCATAGCCGGTAATGGTTACAACGGTGTCAGCCGCCGCTGAAGAGGTGCCGACGGTGATATTGCGTGGGACATCCAATGCAACGACCAGAGCGCTAGAGCCATTAGCCATTACGACCGTAGCGGGCGCAGGGGTGGCCGAATTATCCAATGGACTTGTGCCATCGGTCGCCCAGGTATAGGTTTTGGTGCCTGCGTTGGGCATCTCGGTACTGGTTGCGCCGACGAGTAAACCATCAGCGTCTAATGCGACGGGTGAACCCATCGAAACCTTGATAACCGGGGTAAATTCAACGCCCGCACGCTCATTGGATGCGTGCAGAATTGGGTCATACGCACCGCCGTAATACAGCTTCGATGCGTTTGAAATGTGATGTTTGGTAGCCATAATGCGTCATCCTCAAAGAGAACACCCCGAAGGGCAAAATTAAAAAGAGGCCCGACTAACTGGAGAGTGGAGAGTCGGGCCTTGAAACAGCCAATGTCACATTGGCTCTGCCTTACTATGTTGCTTATGCCATTCCTGCATGTAATGCCTTCTGCACATTCCTTTTGAGTGATGAGGTCTATCGCAACCTTCGACCTCACACTTTCTCGAATCCTTTAATGATTCGCTTGAATAACAACCGTTTTTTCTATGAAACTTCATTTTGCAAGACAAGGAACAGAATTTTGCGCTTATGTAAGAACCTTCTGGTAAGTCGCCATTGCAAAATTGGCATTTTCTTATTTCGCTAAACGTCTTGTCAGATTCGCTCATAGATTTGGACTCTGCCCATCTGTAATGCTTCCTACATAAATCATGTCCGTAGTACTTGTTGTTACATCCATGAACACTGCAAACTCTAGTTTCTTTTTTTGCAACGTCTCTTAGTGGAGAGAACACGGGAATTTCTTTTGTCCCTCTGTGGTTCAATTCGCTAAGTTTTTCATAAACGCTATGCTCGTATTCAGAATTATTTTTTGAATAATTTAGCGCCTTTGCTTTTTCTTTTATTTCAATAAATTCAATTGCTAATCTTGCCTGCTCCTTTTTAAGAACGAGATATGGTTCAAGTTGTAGCAATAATAACTTTGCCTGTTTTTGCGTTAAAACCCATTTCCATTGGTCTTTATGGTGTGGCTGCATTCTTTTTACCGTTGTAACAGACCCTAGACCACTCCATTCCCTAAATGCTGTTAAGATTTCAAGATTACATTGTCCAACAGACATATGAACCGTATAGCCAAATCCACTCCTGTTTTCGCTCCTTTTTTCTCTGATCCCAAAAATACTTCCCTCACCATCTACGAACCCAGCCAAATAGCTTAATTGCATCTCGCTCATTTGCCTTGGTTCGTTGATGCTTTTTAGTACAACACTTGCCTTTGTGTTCATGACTTGCTCCCGGCTATAAATTACACTTATATTATAGCCGAAAGCGTATCATTTTTATATTAAAATACAGCAATTACGCGCCTTGACTGCCGAAAATCGCCTTCGGGTCTGTCCATCCAAACGAGTATCTTTCACGAACCAGATATTGGAAGTTGCCTGTATCATGATCGTCTTTGACACGTTTTTTCATTGCGACACGAACAAAGTGTTTCAGACCTTCAGGCGCATCGGTTTTGATGAACCAGGCATCATCATCAGTCAAGCGGGTGACAACGTGTGGATCGGCTGAGAAAATGCCTTTGCTAACGATAGCATTAACATCATTGTCAGCAGTGCCAGGTCTGCCGGTGCTTTTCAAGATGCGAGTAGCGACGAATTCCAGCTCGGGTGGAATAATGATCAGCTTGGGCACCAATGCAATGGGAATGCCGCGATCATCTTTGGCTTTTCTGATCAAGATCAACAAATCTTCCAACGCGGTTTCAGAGAAATCGGCATCGGTTGTCAATTTGTTGGAGTAGGTCAGGCCGCTTGTGGTTGGGTGGTCGGTTGCCAACAACGCTTTGCCATCGCCACCCAAGTATGAGCTTGAAAACGCATTGTTGAGGATGCTTGCGCCACGAATTTCTTTAGTATGCGCCATAGAGCGTGCCAACGCTTTTGCGTATTTCGCGCCCATGCTCATATAAAGATTGTCCTCGATGGCCTCTTCGGTAATCGCGAATTGCAAGGCAATCGTGCTGTGGACATAGCGAGACAGCCAGCCTTCGCGGGCATCGTCCATTGCGGCACTTGCGCCCTCTTCTTTGACTTGGGCTGCGCCAAAACCGCTTACCAACAAATCTTCTTCGAAGGCTTTTTTACTATTACCAACGTCGAACACTTTACGCCATTCTTCGGGATATTGTTTATAATCCAGCCCGAATACGGTGTTCAACCCCTCTTCCAGTTCTTTAGCGAACTGCGCTCTATTCATGACGGCCATTAGATACCTCCAACGCCTGCGACCACGCCTTTCAAGACGTGCTCATTAAAGATGACTTCCACATCGGAATAAGCACCCCAAGCGTTTTCGCCATCATCGACCAGTCTCAGGATTCTGAGCGATTTGTCTGTGCCGGCTAATCCGCCTGATACGTCCAGATTCCATGCTGATTGGCCTGTGGTAGTGCTGCCTGCTACAACTTCCCAGTCTGCGCCCATGTGGACATCGGCAGCTGCCGCGCCCGTAGCATCAGATTGGATGGCATACACGATCATGGGATCGTCATAGACATACGCGACGATGTTGGTTGCTGTGGTACTAGCGGGCCAATAGGGTGAGAATACTTGTGAGCCTGCGGCGTCGGTATAACTAACGCCTGCGAACACGCCCAGGTTATCGACGTTGCCCGCTTCGGCTTGTTCAATGGAGCCACCAGCGACACCTTCGACCACATCGCCGGTAAAGATGGCGGTGTTGTAACCGGATGCAATGGTGTATTTGTTGGTTTGGATCACGCCGCCGCATAGATGACGGACAGGGCGCAACCCATAGGGGGCATTTGCGTTTGCCATAAATTCCTCAATCCGGCGTTGATCCGGAAAATTCTTTAATCTTCGTCAGGGTCGTTACGTCCGATCCTAACATCCGTTTTGGTTTGCATCGTGGGCGCTGTCAGACAACTATCGGCCTTATGCACGCTGCCCAGCGTTTGTCGTGCTGCTATCACTTGTTTTTCGGCTTGCTGCTGATTGTATGCTTCTTGTTGTTCGTGAATCTCAACCGGCCT